ATGAAGCCATCAAAGAAACTTGTTGAAAAAATTCTTGCGGAAAATGAATTTTCGTTGGACATCGCCAAAGCGGTGAAAAATACTCAGAATGCTATTATTAAACGAGCCCAGCGCTATTCGAATTTGTTGTTGTTAGCAGCTTGTGTGGACGTGTATAAGGCCTATGGGCTTTCAGAGGAGGATATCTACGCAAAAGAGGAAGAAAATGACAGCGGAGACTGTATTGATCGTGTTCAGGGAGCTTAGTGAGGCGGAAAAGGAACGCTTCCTAAAGCTCTTGGAGCAAGAGATGATCCCCAAGCGCCGTGCCCGCAAAAAACGAAAACCGAAAGTGTGGGACGATGTGGAGATCGTGGAGAAGCTGGAGGTGCTCTTTAATAAAGAGGTGCTACTGATTGCTATTATAAGTATCATCATAAAATAATAAAAAATGAAAGCAAAAGATTTAGAACAAGGAAAATATTACTCCACAGTGGAGTTTAGCTCCAATGGAGATGTGCTCAGGCAGCGCTGGTGGTATATCACCCTTAGAGAAGATAAGAATATTAGGGCTATGGTGGTGGAAAAGCTAAGGGATAATCCGCTGAGCTTTTATTCGGACTTCGAGGTGTGGTATAGTGACGCCTTTTTTAAGGATATTCATTTTATAGAGGTTCCAAAAATATACTTTGAATGGGAAATAGAGGAGCTTATAACAGAATTACATTTCATATAAAAATGATGAAAGCATATACCATTGTCAAGGAAGAAATAGAGGCGCTTTTTGGCGTGCAAGGGGTGATCCTCCGTATATACGAGGGGGAGGTGCAGTATATTGTTGCCTTTGCGGACTTTAGAAAAGTTGGCCAGCTGCGGGAGATTATCCCCGTGGCGGATTGGCGGATGGACTTTTTAGGGAAGCAGGGGGTGATCTGTATCTCCTACCCTGCTGACATGGAGCAAATCCGTAAGGAAATGGAAGAGAGGATGTATCCCTAAGTAAGTGAAAAGTGAAGAGTGAAAAGTGAAAAGTGACTAATCAAAATTAAAGACTAAAATGAAAAGAGAAAAATTACATACGCGGCTGATTGCCATAGTGCGGGCGCTGCAATACACCACAGGTATTCCTATGCGGAAGGACGAAGCCCTTACCCTGCTTACAGGCTTGCCTATTCCTAATATGAGCTACTTCTTCGAGTGTCTGGAGGATAAGTACTCCGAAGCGTTAAGGGAGCTGTCATTGGCGGAGCTGGTGGAGCGGGAATTTGGCGAGGAGACCCTCAAGAAAGTACAGGAGATCTTTGCCCTGACCTCGGAAGCAGTTATTAGTGACAAACGACAAGTGACGAGTGACCAATGACCAATGACGAGTGACCAATTTTTTTATCATTAATCATTACCCTATGGTTTACGGATATATACGTGTGAGTACAGACAGGCAAACGGTGGAGAACCAACGCTTTGAGATAAAGAACTTTTGTAAGAGGAACAATATGAAAATAGATGGGTGGATATTAGACGAGGGAATCTCAGGGACAAAAGATCCTGAAAAAAGGGAGTTAGGAAAGCTCTTAGAGAAAGTAAAGTCGGGAGATTATATTCTTTGCTCAGAACTGTCACGATTAGGAAGAAGCCTAATGATGATTATGGCTATACTAAACGAATGCATGAAGAAGAAGGTAAATATATGGACAATCAAAGATAACTATCGATTGGATGATGATATAAGTAGTGCAGTAATCGCTTTTGCCTATGGACTTTCCGCACAAATAGAACGCCAACTTATCAGCCAACGCACCAGGGAAGCCCTGGCACGCAAAAAGGCGGAAGGGGTTATCCTGGGACGCCCCAAAGGGAGTAAATCGGCTAAAACGAAACTCACTGGGCAGGAAAAACGTATTAAGGAACTCATTGATAAAAAGGTTTCCTACTCAGCCATAGGGCGTATACTGGGCGTTCATCGCTTAACGGTTAGTAGTTTTGTAAAAGAAAAATTGAATTAATCCTTAGATAGTGACAAGTGACGAGTGACTAATGACTAATTAAAACTAATACCCCTATTCTCTAATTAAAAAGCAATGCCTTATATAAAGAACGAAATCATAGATAAGATATATGAATGTGACTTGTGTGAAGCCATAGGCCGTGTATATCACGATCCTTCCTATAAGATCCTATCCAATGGCACCGCTAAGGGGCTGTCTCCGTTTGTGAATGAGCGCACGCCGAGCTTTGTGGTGTCCAACGTGAAGATGATATGGAAAGATTTTGCCAGCGGACGCGCAGGAAAGTCTGTTATAGATTTTATACAGGCATATAAGAATCTTGATTTTCCCGAAGCGGTGAAGCTCGCTTGTGAGGTGCTGAATATTCCGATAGCGTACGAAAAGGAGACAGAAGAACAGCGTGAAAAACGTCAAAAAAAGAAAACGTTGAAGGAAATTATTTCCTCTGTCAAAGAAATATATAAAGAAAATTTTGCGGGGAGCCCCCGCGGGGCGGGGAGCCCCCGCGGGCGATTTTCTGAGGGGGGTGCTGAGGGGTCAAAAGAAAATTTGCCAAAATTGTCCCATGGGTTATTACCTGCTCAAAAGTATATGCAGGAGCGAGGGTTTACGGAGGAGATATTGGAGGATTTTGAGATTGGGTACGCCTTGGCGGGGATGTATGAAGTCTTGAAGGAACGCGGGCAGGTGAGTGAGGGGGTAGCTCTTGGGGTGCTTAAGGCGTATCAGAATGGGGGGTATTACGATTTCTTTAAGGGGCGTATCATCTTCCCTATATCGGACAAGCATGGGCATTGTGTAGGATTTGGCGGGCGTGTGATGCCCTCGGAAGCGAAAGAGGGCACACCTAAGTACTTGAACAGCCCAGAGAGTGAGGTGTTCCACAAGTCGGAGCTTTTGTACGGCTTCCACTTGGCTCGTAATAGCATGGCACAGCGCGGGGAGGTGTATCTGGTAGAGGGATATACGGATGTGATGCGGATGCATCAGATAGGGTTGCGCAACTGTGTGGCCACGCTGGGGACAGCGCTCAGCGCGCAGCACCTTGCCGAAATCAAGAAGCTATGTAAGAAGCTCATCATATTCCGAGACAGTGACAAGGCGGGGGAAACGGCTGCTTATAGAGACATGGGGCTGGCGCTGGAAGCGGGCTTGTTTGTCGAGCGGGTGGTGTTTCCCTCCGAAAGTAAGGAGGATCCCGACAGCATAGGTCAGCGGGAGGGTGCTGTGGCGCTGATAGAGGGGGCGAGATGTGATGCAGTGCTACACTATTTGCAAGGGGCGTATGAAGAAGCCCTTGTTCGGGCTGACACCAAGGGGAAAAAGGTGATCCTTATGCCTGAGGATAAGAAGCGGCTTAGTGACCTTGCCCTGGAGCTTATCGGAAAAATCCCCGATGTGGTGACCCGTGATGCCTATATGGAGCAGGTAAAAGCACGCTTTGGGATTAAGGCAGCCATAGAGAAGCCCAAGGAAGAAAAAAAATACTACAAGACTCCTGAAATAGTCATAGACCTTCCGCAATATGGTACGGAAGACCCCTTGGAGAACTACCAGTTTCCGAAAGAGGTGGAGGATCCGAGTGCGTACAGGCGGGAAATTATAGAATACGGGGTATTTCAGCATGCGAATCGTATCTATTGTAATACGGGGAGTGCGTTCTATGATGTTTCCAACTTCTCCATAGAAATCATACAGCATATGCAGGACGAGCAGTTTCCTATGAAGCTGATCCGTATCTGTAATGTGCATGGGGTGGAGAAGATTTTTGACGTATTGTCGGAGAAAATCAATACCCTTAACTCGTTCAAGAATGTGGTGACCTCGTATGGTAACTTCTCGTTTTCGGGGTCGGCGGCGCAGCATGAGCGCCTGTTGCGGTACCTCTTTGACCGAATGGGTACGGGGCGCAAGATAGACGTGCTGGGCTGGCAGGCGGAGGGCTTTTGGGTATGGAACAACAAAATCGTTATCCCAGGATTGCGGGAAGAGGCGATCAACTCGGAGGGGCTGTTTAAGTACCAAAATGACAGCTATTACATTCCTTCGGCTAACAAGAACTTTGAGAAAAACATGTACAAGTATGGGGCGCAGAAGAAGTTTAGGAGCATTCCCACGGAGGTGAGTTTGCCGCAATACCTCAAGCAGCTGTACAAGGTACATAGGGGGCATGCCATTACGGGGATCCTCTTTGGTATAGGTTCGCTGTTTCAGGACATCGTAGTGAGTTGTACGGGTTTTTTTCCGATTCTGTTTTACTTTGGCCCTGCCTCAACGGGTAAGGATAATATATGCGAGGCGATCCAATCCTTTGTCGGGCAACCACAGACGGCGATACAGCTGGAGGGGTCGGCCTCGACGATTAAGGCACAGATCCGAGAGTTTGCCCAGTTCAGCAATGGGATTTCGCAGCTTTCGGAGTACAAGAGGGGCAATCCGCAAGTGGATGGGATCATCAAAGGTTTGTGGGATAGGCGCGGGTACAAGCGTGGGAGTATAGAGAGCAGGGTTGCGGTGGATGAAGTGCCGATTATCTCCTCCACGCTGCTTACTGGGAATGATAGCCCCGATGCAGAGGCGCTTATTACCCGCCTTATTTGGGAGGAGATGAAGGTGCAGGAGTTTAGCGAAGAAGCGAAGGCTTCCTACAACAAGCTTAAGGATATGTGCAGGCGGGGGGTGTCGGGGATATCGGACTGGCTGCTGCATAAGCGGGCTGTCTTTCAAGAGCATTTCTTAGAGGTGTACCGAGAGAAAAAGCGGCTGCTGAGTGAGCGTGAGGCGATCAAGGGGGTGCCAGTGCGAATGATAGATAACCTTGCGGTATTGTACGCCGTGTATGGGATATTTGAGCGGGAGGGGATTTTTCCCTTTTGGCAGGAGGATATGGAACGGCACTTTGATGCGCTGATAGAGAACCAAAGGCGTAAGATAGAGAGCGATTCGGTATATCAGCGGTTTTGGGATTGCTTTATGGTCTGCATGCGCCTGACACAAGGGGAGCGCCTGCAAGTGGATACGAACCTACGGGCTGAGGGCGGACGTATATACTTTAACTTCAGTACGGCTTATAGCATTGTACAGCGCCAATGGTTTGTCCAGTACCGAGAGCAGGCGCCTGGCAAGAGTGAGATGCGCCGACAGCTGAGAGAGGATAGCAGCTATATGGGTGAGGAGAAGAGTATCCGCATTAACACCAATATCAATAGCCCTACCAGTGCCATAGTGATAGACATTGGCAAATTACGTATTCGTGAGGAGCTATTGGCAGAGATAGAGGTACAGACGATGCGGCTTAACCCTACTCAGATGCCAGCAGATAAGGAGAGTGAAGATACTATATTTTAAAGGATAAAGCGATGATAAAGTATTATGTATTTGACAGTATGCGTAACCTGATGCCTATATGGGCGTATTTGAAGAAAAGTTATACCTATGTGGTGGGCTTGTACCGCGATGGGCAGTTGGTGGGCTGCCATGTGGATTCGGTTAAAAATCCTGTTAGCTTAAAGCAGCTGACCCAAAGCGTGTTTGACATATTTCCTCAGGACTTGGCCGATTTGGACACCTATATACAAAAGAACAGGGAGCGGATCAAGTACAGCTACGAGGATTCGGTGACGGGGTATGACGAGGAGGGGGAGGCAGTGAGGAGAGTGGTTAGGGTTAGGGGTTAGGGGTTAGTGATTAGTGGTTAGTGGTTAGCGGTTAGAAAAAATATAGAAGATGGAAATAAAACTATTATTGCCGAAGTATTTGCTGAAATACATGCGGAAGATGTACGGGGAGCCGTTTTGGGTGAAAGGGGATAACGATATAGGGCTGTACCTTATGCACATATTGGAGCGGAAGAGTAGGGCTTCGGAATACAAGTATAATCCTCGTAGTGGGGAGCTGTACGCGTATCGCATTGCGCTGAACGCCTCGCAATACGAGAAGCGCGGGTGTATCCTCACCCAAGAGAAAGTGGGCTTGGTGCTTAAATACATAGACCAGCACTTCCGCGGGGAGCTCTACACACAAGCGGTGGTGAACTATCATCAGTTTCAGATCCCGTACAAAGACACGATCCTAAAGCGCTTGGAGATGTACGATATAGAGGAAAGCGACCTGATGTATGAGACGCTGCGGAAAGATTTTAATAGGAAAAAGGGGAGGATAGAGGAGCGGCTGATTAAGAGGTGTTAGTGGTTAGGTGTTAGGTGGTAGGTGTTAGGTGTTAGGTGTTAGTGGTTAGGGGGTTATAAAAAGTCCTTTCCGATGTGGAAGGGGCTTTTTATTTTTGTGATAGAAGAAAAAAAGTAAAATCATTTATGGGAAAAATCTTTGTGACCATGTGGATCCTCTTTGGGATATACATATTGGTATTGGTGATGATTATGGCGGACTTGTGGAGTGGTATTCGGAAAGCTCGAAGTCTGGGAGAGGTGCGTACCTCGTATGGGTATAAGCGTACGGTGGGGAAGGTAGCCCAGTACTACAATGTGCTGATAGCCCTTACGGTAGTGGATAGTATGCAGATGAGTGCTGTGTGGTACTTTGAGCAATATTATGGCAATCAGCTGTGGTTCTTTCCGTTTATGACCCTTGGGGGCGCCTTATTGCTTTGCTTGATAGAGATCAAGAGTATCTATGAGAAGGCAGAAGACAAGGTAAGACTGGACAAGGCGGGGCAGGTGATGGGTAAAATCATCATTAATCGGGAGAATGTGGAGGAGATAGCCGCCTCGATCAAGGAGTACCTTAATGATAAAGACGACAAACTAAAAAACGAATAAGCTATGCCAACACCGAGATATAAGATACGCCCTGACACGGGCGAATTGCAGGAGTACCTCTTTGAGTACAACGGGATCCTTGCCCTAAAGAACTTCGTGGCGCGTGTGGATGGGGAGCGCCTGATCCTACACAGCGGGGCGGATATGAACTTTTCCATATTGGACGCGCTTGTTTCGGAAGTGGAGATAGACGGGCGGGTATATGATAATGCAGAGGCCGCGCAGGAGGCGCTGATGCGATTGACCTTTAACACCAATAGGCCTGTGCTGATGACTCAGCAAGAACGGGAGCTGTTGCAAGGAGCGCTCCAGCGGGGCACGTATGTAGGTACGGCGGCAGATCTGAAGGCGCTGATTGACAGAAAAGTGGATAAAGTGGCAGGGAAGGGGTTAAGTACGAATGACTTCACCAATGAGCTACGCACCAAGCTGGAGGGATTGCGGAATGTGGATATATCAGGGCTATTGCCCAAGGGAGGTTATACGGGGACAGCACAGAACCTGAAGGACTTGATCGATAACATTATGCGAATCCTGCAAAGTCCTGATACAGAGCTGGACGAGTTGCGGGAGATCGTCGCTTATATCAAACAGAACAAACGTACCTTGGACACCTTGGGTATTAGCAATATTGCAGGCTTACAGGACGCACTCAATGGCAAAGCACCCACAGACCATAACCACGATGACCGCTACTCCCGATTGGGACATACACACAGCGAATACGCCCTACGTACGCATAGGCACCACTGGGATGATATAGACGGAAAGCCAGCACTGGCAACGGAAGGGAAGATACAGGAGGCTATAGGAAAGATACAAGTGGGGGGGAGGAATTATATTGTTGGTTCTAATGTGATGATAAACACAGCTTATAATAACTCAATGAGGCTATCCAACGAACTAATTACAGCACTTAATACCAATAATTTAATAACGGTATCCGTGTATATTGAGTATTCTAAACTGACAGGATTAGGAAAAGGGAGACTGGGGTATGAAGCGGTAATCGTCTATACAGATAATACTACTCAGTATATACACGCTTGGAAACCAGTCACAGCAGCAGACTTAGGAGGGAGTTATAAAGGGCGATTTTCATTAACACACGAACTACAAAAAGGGAAAATTATTCAAAGAATTGTTTCATCAGGTTTGTTTATCCAATGTAATGCAGAGGGTGTTAAGTTGGGACAGCCAAAATTAGAAATAGGTAATATCCCCACCGGATTGGTCTCCTGCTCCTGAGGACTTGCGTGTCTCCAATAATGCAAGAGCCAACGGTAGTATTACCCTAACACACGCCCACAATAATGTTACTATCTTCTTAGAAGGTATTACGGGGGTGGATTTGTCGGGGTTAGAGGACTTGGATAGTGTGTCCTTCCGCAAGTGTTTTGCTACGGGGCATGTTAATTTCACCACAACCAACGGGAAACAAATCGTCTATACAGGGGATAATGCTTTCAACGGAGGTGACGGGAGTACGGCTGTGGTGAGTGTGTATGGTGGTAAGATATATGTGGATATTAGGAATGTGTAATATTATTTTTGAGTTTTTAATTTTGAGTTGTTCTGACTTAAAATTAAAAACTCTGAACTGAAAACTGAAACAGATGAATGCGATACAATATTTTGATTGGGGATACACTAATGGCCTAAATAGGTATATAAAGTATATAAATGCAGGAGTTAGGCTTGTATCCCCAACAGAGGGTAATAGGTATTGGGATGATACTAATCTAAAAGAGAATCTCTCTAACAATGAGATTATAATTAATATCAAAAAAGCCCTTAATAGTAGAGAGGAGATAAGGCAACAATATACGGATTATAGAGTAACGCCTAGTATAGTTATTGGTTTTTCAGTCAACAAGAATTTGTTAGATATACAATTGTTACCGGAAAAAGACTATCAGAAAGCGGAAAAGTTATATTTATTTAGCAATGAACAAGAAATAATACTGACAAGAGAAGGGAAAGATCGCATTAATCAAGGAGGAGATATTAATATTACACTACTTATAAGTATACGAGGTAGAGAATATAAATTACATATTACATTTATTAACAGATAACTATGACACCAAAAGAATTCGTAAAAAAATACAAGTCCTATGCGCTGGAGACGGAGCGTAAGACGGGTATATCGGCACTATTTACATTGGCTCAATCCGCGCTGGAGACGGGTTGGGGGAATAGCGCGCCAGGGAATATGATGTTTGGCGTAAAAGCCAAAGAGAGCATGCCTGCTGAAAAGCGGCAGCTGGTGCAGACTACGGAGATCCGCGACACAGACAAGGCTAAGTTTCCCGTTATTATCAGTATAGAAAAGCGCCCTGATGGCAGGTATAAGTACATTGTTAAGGACTGGTTCCGCAAGTATGACACTCCTGAGGAGAGTTTTACTGATCACGCTCGTTTGTTTCTCACGAATAAGCGCTACGCTAAGGCATTGCAGGTGAAGACAGACCCGTATAAGTTTGCCGAGGAAGTGGCTAAGGCGGGGTATGCTACGGAGCCAACGTACGCGGAGCGGCTTAAGGGGGTGATTAGGAAGGTGGAGGGGTTAGGTGTTAGGTGTTAGGGGTTAGGTGTTAGGTGTTAGGGGTTAATGACAAGTGACTAGTGACAAGTGACTAATGACAAATGAACAACGAATAATGAAAAATACATATGAGAAAGATAATATATATACTCTTAGCCCTTGGGGCGCTGGTGGGTTGCAGGAGCAAGAAAGTGACAAGTGAAGCGCGGAAAGTGACCAGTGAAGCCGTAGGGGTGAGGGTTACAGACAGCATAACAGAGGAGCAGCAGCGGGGGGAAGTACATACTTTTGAGCTGCGGCAGGCACACAGCTATGAGCTTACTCTGGAAGGGGATAGCCTGGAAGTGAAGAGCGAAAAGCGAATAGTGAAGAACGACAAAGGGGCGCAGGCTTATATAGAGGTGCTAAAGGTCAATGGCGGGAAAGCCGTTATCAAGATGAAGCAGGAAGCACGCCAAGAGGCACACGCGGTGGAGACCGTAGAGGCACATAAGCAAATGAAGCAGGTAAGGGAAGCCAAAGAAGAGCGTATGGAGACAGCGACTATACAGAGAGAAGAACAGCGGGCTGGGCGGGGCTTGGCGTGGTGGATAAGTGGGCTGGCATTGGTTGTGGTATTATGGTTTGCCTATAAAATCGTAAGGCGATGGGTCGGATAGCTATACATTGCGCTGAGAGCTATGCTGAGCTGACAGACTGGCAAAAGGAGGAAATATGCCTTAGAATGGAGGAGGAAGGGCGGGACTTTGAGGCGCGCTATCAGGAGATGCTCGTTGTGCTGCTTATGGGTACGCCCTCCAAAGCTAACCAAAGGCGGGTGAGGCAGCTGCTGGGGGAGGTGCCCCTTGCTGAGCTGCTGCCCCTAGGCAAGTTCCTGCTTACGGATAGGGACTTATATACCTTTCCCGACATATGGGACGGGCTTCGTACCCCTATGGTGCGGCTGAGTGATTGTACGATCCGACAGTTTTCGGTAGCAGACGCCCTTTTTTACAAGTATAGCAAGGGAAGGGACGCGCTATATGCCAAGCAGCTGGTGGCAAGCCTGTACTGCTGGGGCGGGCGGGCGTTTGACCCCCTGCTGCTTCCAAAGATAGCGGAGGTTACCGATAGCATAAGTCAAGGCAAGCGTGCGGCGATCGTGTATGCCTATCGCTGTATAAGGGAGTATATCATAGGGCGTTATCCTGTTATCTTTCCTAAGGCGTCCGAAGAAGACGAAAAGCCTATATTCCAAAGGCAGGGAGGGTATACGCCCTTTTCAAAAGTGATTGCCGCCATGGCCATGGACAGTGTGCAGCCCTTGGGGAATTGGCACGAGTGCAGTGGGACACGGCTGTATGATTTCTTGGACGTATTGAGCGAATCCATACAAAGAAGTAAGAGCAGATGAGAGATGTATTTGTCACAGACGAATTCGAATTAGACCTGAGTGAGGTCAAAATCAGCTATCACCAAGAGAACCCCCGCATGAAGGACAGCTATTCGGTGGGGTATAGCTTTCCTTTTACCTTCTACCTAGATGGGAAGCTGAGGAAGATATTTGGCAACTATAGTTCGGTGAATGCCATAGGGCTAAAGCGGCGCTACCATGGAAAGCACCAAATGGAAGGGCGGGTACATAAGGGCGTGCTGGAGATCATCTCGGTAGAAGGGGATAAGGTAGAGGCACAGATAGAGACGGGGGAGGAGGTCTTTGCGACCTTTGACAAGAAGCTGCGGGACTTGCCACTGAAGCGCGTGGAGGTGGATAATATCTATAAACATGCGTGGGAGGTGGAGTGTATCCAAAGGAGGTATGATGTGGATTATAGGTTTCCGAGTATTGGTTTAAAAAAAGAGGGTGCAGGCTGGGAGCAGTACATGGGGTTCTTAAATCACCGCGTACATGAGATGACCGATAACAATGAAGGGGCGGGGTATGATCATATGATTACGCGCAATATCATACATCCTTTTGTCTCGCTTCGCTACCTGATAGAGCAGGGATTTGCCGCGGCGGGGTATGAGCAGGTGGTGGGGTTGCACGGTAATTTTATAAACAGCACCTATGTATATTCGGGGTCGGACTACTACCTGAGCACGCAGCAGCAGGAGAAGGTGATGCAGCCACAGATTACGAATTTTGTACAAGAGCAGGAGATATACGGGGATAAATACGGAAAGTACTTTATGGAAGAAGCGCTGGAGACAGCGGGGCACTGGCGCGTGGTGTGTGATACGACCTATATAATCCCAAGAGAAAAGCCCCTTGTGTATCGGCTTAAGCAGGATGGTGTGGTACTGAGAGAAGGAGTGGTACGTTATGGGCAAAGGGTTTCCTTCACCCAGGAGATAGAGGTGAGAGACCGCAGCGATATCCGCTTCGAGGTGGAGGGGATATGGGACCCGCATTGGAAACTATATATCAATATCATAGGGGAGCGGGACAGAGACGGGAACCTGATAGAGAAGGTGATCAACCCGAATGTGGTGGATCTGAGGCGTGCGGTGCCTGATATGACCTTTGGGGAGCTTTTGCGGGTGATAAAGAACTGGTTCAATTGTGATTTTCGGATAAGGAATGGCGTGGTAGATTTTAGCATGTTTGGGGTCTGGGATCGCTACTATATAAGGGACTTATCTCGGTATGAGGTGTTGCACCCAGTGGTGAAGAAGGGGACAAAGGGGGCTTATGTGCTGACCTTTCCAGAGACAGACGATCCGAAGGATAAGATACCCGACACGTATATCTCGGAGGAGAGCGTGCGTACCGATACCACTCGTAGGGTAGGGGTGAATGAAGTGGCTATTAATGGGTATGCGCTGACGCCTCATTCGTACAGGGGAGGTCAGCACCTAATGCCACTAAGAGGAGATAATACGAGCTTGGCGCTTGTAGGTTATCAGGAGAATGGTTTGCCAGGGCATCCAGGGTGGGCTGTTTACCTATCTGATTTGATGCCTCCGAAGCTTGGGAACAATCTTAAGGACTGGTATCAGATGCGTATAGGGAGTGACGAGGTGAGCTGGAGCTTTATAGCCAAAAAGAACCTATTTAAAGACATAGACATACGCGACTGGGTATATGTGTATGGTCGAAAGGGGCTTATCAAGAGCTGGACCAAGGAGAGCATAGATAGGGAGTACTACAAGGTAAGTATAGAAGTGGTGCTGCTTAATGGCGTTAGGGGTTAG